ATTGTCTTAGTTTCATTCTTAGTTTAGAACTAGAATCACCAGAAACAACTTTGAACTTTTGACCTGAAGCTGTTTTAATAACACCTTCTTGCCTTGGGTCCATGTTTATATTTTTAGCTTCCTTAGCGGATTGGCGAAGAGCATCGGCACGGCCTTGCTCATAAAAATGTTCAGCTAGCTTATCTGCATTTCTTGCAGTAAACAATGCTTTATGGTAACCTTGGGCGTCATTAATTTGGCCATCGTCACCTAAAAATTGTTTTACAAAATTGTTAATATCAGATTGCTGTGTTTTTGTATCATCAATATTATTGACTTTATAGCGGTACTTATTGTCTCCAACTTGGAAATCAAAACCTTTAAAATCTTGACTAAACACATTGTCTGTTTTTTGTAAAAAACTTTCAGTAAGTTGTTTGCTTGATTCAGCGCTCTCTTGGTATGTATTGTAATACTCTAAAGCCTCTTGGTACTCCTGAGGAACATCTGTTTGCTTTTTCAACTTGAGGTCAGCATAATATTTCTCTTTGTTTCCTTCTAAAAACTTTTTAGCATTAAATAACTCTTCTTTAAACGCTCTTTTCTTAGTGCGTATTTCTCTTGGGTCATCTTCCTCTTCACTATATGAAAAATTATCTTCCATATACTCAGAAATTTCTTGTGAGTCCCAAGGTTTTGATTGTTTATAATATTCTCGCAATAGATCACCATCATTATATTTTGATAGATCTCTATTTAATAAGACAAAGTCTTCAACGCTTCCCCCTGTCTCTTCCATAAACTTAACAAGCTTATCCACATTTTCCGGAAGTACAACTTCGGGCTCTGTAGGTTTGGGTTGTTCGTTTACTTGCGTAGTTCTTTCGTCTACTTTAGGTTGGGGAGTTTCCGTTTTTTCTTCTTCGTCTTTAATAAGTTCAAGAGGAGAATTTTGTTCTTCTTCTTTAATGTCCTCTTTACTTTCTTCCTCCTCTTTTTGTTTTGTGTCTTTTTCCTTTTCTTCTTTTTCGATCTCCTCTTTTTGTGGGGTATCTGTCTCCTTGTTTAATTCATCCAAATTAATTTTAGGTACCTCATCCGCTTCTTTTCCAGCGGCCTCAGGTTCGATCTTACCCTCTTCAACTGCTTTGTCTAAAACAGCTTGTTCTTGTTCTTGTGCTGACTTTTGTTCAATGTCTTCGGCAACACCTTTAATTTTCCATTCTGCCATAATTTAATAATATATAATAGTTAATAATTTTTTTATCTAGGTTCAAACCTGCTGAGGTCTATCCCCCCTAGAACATCATTACCGCTTGACTCAAATGATTTTTGAGGTTTAGCAGAAGATGGGGGTCCTGTTACATCAGATAAAGACACTTTGCCATTAGCTATTTCTTTTTTAGCATCAAGCTCCATTTCTTTTAATTTCATATTTAAATCAAACTCAAATTGCATAAGTTCTTTCTTAGTTACAGCCTCACTTTCTAATTTTTTAACATCAAAATTAGATTGAGCTTCTGCTAACTTCATTTTAGCTTCAACTTTAACAGTTTCTGCTTGTGCTTTAGCCATTTCAGCGGCTTGGGCTGCTTGTGCATTCGCTTGAGATTGTGCAGCTATATTTCTTTCTGCTTTTGTCTGATCTATTTGTTCTTTTTTACCTCTCCTATATTTTAATAATTGATTCGCTAACTTTGTATTTTTTATTTGTCTAATATCAATAACATCCTCTAAAAGTATTTGATCTCTAGACAAAGCCATTTGTATATTTTGTTCTACAAGTTGTTTTTCATCTTCATCCGGATCTAGCTCTAAAAATATACCAAAATCATGCAAATGTATATTTTGCATTTCTTTTAACGACCCTACACTGAATCTTCCGATGCCTGTTATCATAGCATCCCTCTGCGGATGGAATTCAAGTACATCTTTAATCCTAATTGATATAGCTTCAGCTAAAGCTGTTGTAATATATAGTGAACTATGTAATATATGTCTTGTTGCTGTATTAGAATTTGCTGCAGCAAGCTTCTGAACTCCAACTAGGGCATATTGGTCTGGATCTGAACCATCTCTTGCTTCGTTTAAGCCCGTTACATCACGTATCATGTTTAAGTAATAATTATACGCTTGTATTAATAAGGCAGATTGTTGACCACCTCCACCGGGTAATTCTTGAATTGGTATTTTTCCAGGGTTCATATCACCATCAACTGTCATAGATCTTCCTATAACAGAACCGGTTTGAAAATATAAGTTTAAAGCCTCTTGAGGATTATAACTTGTTCCGTTACCTAAATCTATTTCAGCCAACCCGTCGGCATCTAAATAAACACCAGATGGTGTCATTCTTTGTATTACTTGTTGTAATTTTAAGTGTGTAAGTTGAATTAAATCAGCATAAGTGACCATTCTACCAACAAGACTTTCTATTTTGCCTTTATATATTCTAGGCGCGCTAACTACGTAATTCATCATTACTTTATTAGCGTTAGAATCAGGGCGAACCATATTAGTGGCTTTTTCCCACTTAAGAAGCTTATCAGCTCCAAGCACCATTACCCCCTCATATATAGTTTCTCTTGCTTGAGCTACTTTCTCAAATCTAGCCCTTTGGTCTTTTGGGGGATTAAATTTGTCATCTTTTTTTATTGCCTTTTTAGCACCGGTAGATGTTTCTTTTATTTTATATACGCTTTTTTCCCAAGTTTTCCAATTAAAATACAAAACCGTTAAGGTATTAGAATCGGTATTATTGTCAGCATTTACAGTGGCATAATCATAGTTGTTATAATTACTTGATTTTTTAACTGTATCATTGAACTCTTCATCTGAAAGCTCAGGAAATTGTTTTTTAAGTTCGTTTGTCTTTATTTGTTTTATTTCGCCAAAATAGTAAACGTCTTGAAAATTAGGATCTTCTGTGTATGAATATATTAAATTTGATGGGTCAACATAATCTATCTTAATGCCATCTGTATTATTAAAGCTATGCTTTGCTGCAGAAATACCTAAAACCGTTTGGTCATAATCTACCCTTTTCTTGATTTCAGGGTAGTCATTCCTTTTAAAAGTATTGTCTATAGCTTGTTCTTCTGCTATTTCTATACCTTGTTTATAACTTATTTGCATATGCAGTTCTAACTCTTCTGTTGTAGAAGGTAATTCTGCTTTTGGTGTATTGCTAACATCAACATTCATATTTTGCTCTATAGAAGCTAAAATTTCCTGTGTTTGCATGTCTTCTACAATACTTTCAACAAAATCTGTTCTTTCCTTTACAGACATAGGATCTTGGGCAAAAGCTTTAACCGTAAACAACCTATCTTGCATACCATTAACGACTATGTCTACAAACTTAGGTATAATTGGTACTGGTTTCCAATCTAGATTAAGGTAAGATAAATCCCCATTTACTGAAAATTCATCTTTATATTTCTGAACAGATTGCTCACCTCTAGCATATAATCTTAATTTGTGGAAGTCTTGTTGGTTTTGCACGAACCTTCCTGTGCCAGATGATTTTTTAAACCATTCGTTTTGTATACCGCGTGCCACTTCCATTCCGTAGTCTTTGCTAGCTTTTGTAGCATCGTCAACCGATTGGCTGGGAAATTGGGTAACTTGTCCTTTAGCTTCTGCCATTTTCTATTGTATTATTTTACTTTTTGAACCTTGGTTATTATATTTTGAAAATCCAAAGTCTATTTTCTTAACTTCTCTCGTTGTTTTGGATGCATATAGATGTCTTTGGCATGCCATTATAGCAAGACCAGAGCTTATAGATGCATCAAACTTTGTTCTTTTATTAATATCAAACTTAGCCCAGTCCTCTAATGTTCTTTGAAAGTACATTTTACCACAATCACCATTTTCTTTTAACCCAACATGGGTTTCAATATAGCTTTCGATTGCAGCTGCATGAGCTTGTCTTATGTCTTCTGAAGTATTAGGTATACCACCTAATTCTTTTTCTGTTATAGATAACTTTCTGCGAGATCTGTCGGGTCTATTCATTGAAAAACCCCTATAGCCTCTTCTTTTGATATGATATAATAATCTAGGTTTGTTATTTTCGGCAAGTATTGGCATTCCGTAAAATATCATTGCCATAAGTACATCTTCAAAAAATATTTCTGCAGTTTGTGGTCTTGCAACGTACTCTAAGAAGAATTGGCTAGACGGAACATCGGCAAGCATACTAAACGTAGTAAGCCCATGAAGTGCACCATTAGATCCGCTACCATCTGTTGTACCACTAATATCATAGCTGTCACAACCAAAAGCACCTAAATCTTTATTGCCTGGGTATTTAATACCGTTTTTTACTATTATATTATTTTGTATTTCAACCGGTGGAATCCAGGACAATTTAAATCTCCCTAC